TATACACCGAATCCCAATTGGCAGAAGTTTTTAAAACAGAACTAAATACAGAATCCCAATTAGCAGAAGTTTTTAATACAGAGGTATACACCGAATCCCAATTGGCACTCGTATCCTTTACTGAACTATAAACAGAATCCCAATTGGCAGAAGTTTTTAATACAGAGCTATACACCGAATCCCAATTGGCAGAAGTTTTTAAAACAGAACTAAATACAGAATCCCAATTGGCAGAAGTTTTTAATACAGAGCTATACACCGAATCCCAATTGGCACTCGTATCCTTTACTGAACTATAAACAGAATCCCAATTACCGCTTGTATCTTTTACTGAACTATAAACAGAATCCCAATTACCACTTGTATCTTTTACTGATGTAAAGACCGAGTCCCAGTTAGCACTTGTATCTTTTACTGAACTATAAACAGAATCCCAGTTAGCACTTGTATCTTTTACTGAACTATAAACAGAATCCCAATTAGCAGATGTTTTTAAAACACTGGTATAAACAGAATCTATATTCGCACTCGTATCTTTTATTAATGTGTAAACAGAATCCCAGTTACTAGAAGTATTTAATACGGAACTATAAACAGAATCCCAGTTAGCACTTGTATTATTAACAGATGTGTATGTCGATATCCAATTTGAACTATTGTTAATAATTAATGTATAAGAATTTTCCCAATTTGCAGAAAATGCTCTCACTAAAGAGTCGATAGCCCAACTGGATGAATTATTTTGAACTATTGTTGTTAATTCATTTAAGACAACATAAGAATCTTGAAAATAAGCAGATAATTCTTTAACTAAGGATTCTAATTCCCATTTTGCAGAATTGTTCTGTACAAATGTTGATGCGTTTTGCCAATATGCTGTAAGATTTTTTATATCCGTTCCCATGTAACCCCACATTGCGGAATTGGAGCTTACTAAAGATATTAAGGAATTTATTTTTATTGCATTAAATCTACTATTGACAGTAGAATCGAAACTAGGAGTCGTTATACCGGGTATTATTTCCCATTCACCATATAAATATGTATTAGAAACACCATCAGGAAAATCTACTTGTAAATCATATCTATATCTACCAACAGGAACGTTTATAATTTGTTTTGGTATAGATATTATACCAGATATTGGATTTGTTAAAGTTATAGTATTATTTTCTGTTGATAATAAAAGAACAACCGGACTAGCTAAATTATAAATAGAGCGAAATTGTATATATAGTTTACAATCAGTTAAATCAACAACAAAATTGTTATCATCTTTTATTGTTAATGAATCGACCCCTCTCCATGTGTCGCCGCTTCTGTGTGTTGGAAAATCAAATCTCATGTTTATTACAAGATATTTATCTTTTTAAACTTGATATTTGCTGGAATATTTGTATATAATATATTTATATGTCAGTTTACAAAAATATAACAGTAACTCATGAGTTTTTAGACGAAAATCCAAATTATTATTTTGTATTTGGTGACAATTTAATAAGAGAAGGTTATGGTGGCGCAGCATTTTTACGAGATCATCCACATGCAATAGGATTTATAACAAAAAAATATCCAGATAATAAAGATTCATCTTTTTATAAACCAGTAGAATATTCTCCAGTATTTTTTGAGGAATTGGAAAAATTAAATAAAATTATACAAAAAAGACAAGATAAAAAATTTTTTATATCACAATTAGGTGCTGGATTAGCTAACAAATATTACATATGGGAAAAACTAATTAGACATAATTTAGTAAAAAAATTGGAAAAATATGATAATGTTGTTTTCTGTTGGAATGATAGTTTGGTTTAAATCAATCTATTTTTATACACTCAACACCGTAAAATTTAAATATTTCAAGAGCCTTTTGATCTCTTTCATAAAGTTCTTTATATATTACAGTTTTAATATCGTGCGCTACTATGTTTGCGGCACAACTTGAACATGGAAGAAGTGTACAGGCTATAATTTTACCTTCTCCTCTTTTAACTCTAGCCAAAACATTCGTTTCGGCGTGAATCATAAATGGTAATCTTTTATTTCTATCTTCCCAAAACGTTTCATCAACATTTTTACCAGATCCTAATCCATTATAAGAAACCGCTAAAACTTCGTTTTCTTTACCTAAAATACAAGCTCCAACCTTTCTATACACATCCTCTGATCTTTGCATAGCGGTTTCCGCTATATCCATAGCATGTTTATACCAAGTTTTTCTCATATTTTTTTCCAAATCCAAACTGGTTCTACGAATATACCATCTCGTTGAGATTTGCTTCCCATTCTTTTCGCCATTCTATAATTTATATTTTCAACTTTAGTTGATCCTGTTAGTGATGAAATATAATCGTTCATGGGATCACATATTCTGTTTATAGTATGATTACAATAAACATCGCTTATGTTTATTGCTAAATGTCCTCCGGATTTTAATAATCTCCAAGAACTTTCAATAACCGGAAAAAGGAAAAGTGATAGCCATTTATCTATTTTTTTATATCTTTGCCAAGACTGATTATTTTCTTTTGCGTATCTTTCTATTATAAAATATGGAGGACTTGTGAATATAAAATCAAATTCTGTTTCATTATATGAAGGTAAAAAATCTTCAGCAGGAAAACAATTCATTTTGATTTTTTTTCCACTATTAAATAACTCTATTTGCTTTTCATAAGAATCATATAGATTATCGTTTGGATCAATTCCTACATAGGTTTTAATGCTTTGTGATGCCATTGCACCATTAAGTCTATCTCCCCATCCAGAACTAAAATCCAACACATTTTCGGCATTAAAATGATCGTATATTGCTTTCGCGGCAGATGGACGAAATTGACTTGCAATATACTTTCTCATAGCAATACAGGTTCTTAGTGTATCAGAAGTAACATCCTTAACTTTTAGCGTCCAGAGAGCATTTAATAGAGTTATGAAGAACTTTTTGGTGTGCCATGTTCTATATGGAGAAGGAGAATTTATAGAATCACATTTATATCTTAAATCTTGATGAAAGAAATTTGATGATTTATTTCCGATGTTACACGAATCTATGTATTTTGTACCCAATTCCCACTTATAATCATATCTACTGAACAAATCTCCGTCTTTAATAAGAGGAATTGTGTTTAAATTTTTCAGTGATTGAAAGTCTGATTCCGCATCTGTTTTATCAATTTCAACCAACGGAACATCATAACACCTTGTTCTTTCCCATATTTTTTCTTTTATTGAAAGGTCGAATTTTGGATTATTTTTTATTATATTCGACCATTCCAACTCATTATATATAGTAAACATCAATACTATTAAGATTCGCAAGTAGAACAACTCAAAATTGAACGAGCAAGTTCTTGTGCTGGATTTGCACTACGCTGATAATATAAAGATTTAATTCCTTGTTCCCATGCAAAAATCATAAGTTCATTCACATCCTTTGGTTTTGTATTTGGTGGAATCATAATATTCAAACTTTGACCTTGATCGATGAATCTTTGACGTTGTGCAGCTTGAATAATAATTTCTTTTTGTGAAATTTCACCAAATGTTTTAAACACATCTCTTTCTTCTTGTGTAAGAAAATCTAAATGTTGAACACTTCCACCTTTAACAAGAATAGATTTCCAAGTGTCATCATTATCTTTACCCTTCTCCTTTAACAGTTTTTTCAAATAAGGATTTTTATATGTAAATTTACCTTTGGCGAGATCTTTCACGAAGTAATTACTATTGAGTGGTTCAATGCTTGGAGATACTTGTCCAAGAATAAAACTTGATGATGTAGTTGGAGCAACCGCAAGAGTTGTTGTATTTCTCCTAGAATATTCAGTTCCTTCGTAAATCGGTGCTCTTCCAAGAGTCTGCGCCGAAAACCATGTAGCACTATCAGATTTTTCTCTAATCAATTTCCAAATTTGATTGTTGAGCATTTTTGCTTCCATAGACTCAAAAGGAATCATCTTAGATTGTAATAGAGAATGCCAACCAAGAACGCCAACACCTAATGCTCTTTGATTAATAGCAAATTTTCTTGGAGATTCCATAAACTTCATTCCTTCTGTCTTTTCAATAAATTCAGACATCACTGCATCCAAGAAATAAACCAATGTCTCTACAGCATCCGTATCTTTCCATTCTTCCCATGTTTCCAAATTCATGGAAGAAAGATCACATACAAATGATTCGTCTTCTGAATTTGAAAGCATAATTTCTGAGCAAAGATTGGAATTGTTAATTTTCAATCCTTTATCTTTATAAATCTGTGGTGCTTGATTGTTGGCATTATCACTAAAGAAAATATATGGATATCCCGATTCAAATCTTTTCTTGATAACAAGACCCCAAATTTTACGAGCATCTTTATCTCCTTCAATCATTTTCTTCATCCATTCATCAGACACGGACACACCGATAGACATATCTTGAATCTCACTTCCTTCTGATTTAATCTTCAAGAATTCTTCAATGTCTGGATGATCGATTGGGAGATATGCGGCAAATGATCCTCTACGAACATTTCCTTGAGAAACAACATTCATGAGTTTATCAAACAACTCCATGAAATGCACAGAACCTGTAGATTCCCCACCAGAAGAAATAGGTGTTCCTCTTCCGCGAACGCCACCAAAGTATGCGGAAGTACCGCCACCATGCTTTGTCATCACAGCAGTTTCAGAAACCTTTTCCATAATTCCTTCCATAGTATCGGGAATATAAGATCCAAAGCATGAGATTGGAAGACCTCTCTTTCTTCCGAAATTGCTCCATATGGGGCTAGACAAAGAATAAAAACTTCTTGCCATATAATCTTCAAACTTATCAGCAAATCCTTTAATATTTAAATATTTTTCAGCAGCTTCTGCAATGTCACGGATTCTTTGTTCTGCTGTTTCTCCATCTAACAAATAACCTCTTTCGAGAAATTTTCGTGAGTCTTTGTTTAGCCATTCGTATTTGTTTTTTTCCATAAAAAGTGTTATCTATATCTTAGCAAGATTTCCCGATATAGCAATCTTTTTTTCTTTTCTTTTTTGCCATGCTAATCTCATTTTTTCTTTTGCTTCTGAGTTATGTTTTTTACCAAACATTCTATTATTCTTTCCAGAATTTAATTCCTTTAATTTATTTTTAGTTTCTTCTGAAACTGGATTGTTTTTATAAAAATCAATCATTCTATTTTTTTGTTCTTCTTTTTTTTCATCATCCCAATATTTTTTGTTAAATTCTGTAATTTTTTTTCTTTGTTCGTCGGATATCCAAGGTAGTCCATTTTTTCTACGTGTTTCTACAGTTTTTTTCCAAGATTCTTTACTTCTCTTCTTTAAAGAATCTTTTTGTTTTTGTATAGTTTCTTTAGATTTAGGTTTCTTCATTTTATTCTTAGTATGTTCTGATAATTTATAACCACCTTTGTTTACGAAGTTTTTACCACCGTTATGACGATTAAAAAATTTTGAGTGTTCAGCAGCATTCACCTTTGTTAGAAACCTTGTTTCGTACAATAAAGCTTTATAAGATGAATCGAAGTGCTTTATTTTTAAAATTTCAAATGCAATAAGTCCATCTTTTTTTATTAACTCTTTTATGATTTTAGAGGTTGTTTTATAACCACTTTCGGTCATAAAATTTGATGAATCTGCTTCTAAATTTATTTTACACCCAGCATAATATTTCTGTGTTGGTATATGTTTTATAATATAAAAATAAGGTTTACTCATATTTATATTTATACTACACGACCTATAGAATATTAAAATAATTCAGATTCATCGAAACATTGTGATTTTTTAGAATAACCAGTGTCTTTACTGTGAAAGAAATCTGTCATATTATTTCCCAATAACTCCTCTGTAAACCACATTGTAGAAGAAATAATATCTTTGTCAATCTCAAATGCAGCAGGAAACCCAATCATTTTTAATGATTCGTTTATTCTATTTTTAACAAATTCTTTAAGAATAACAGCACTGAGACCTTCTTCTTTAATTCCATTTACCATCCAATCGATAATTTTTGCTTCTGCTTCGTAGGCTTCTCTTGCTTCGGAAACAACTCTATCGATGAACTCAGAATCGAAAAGATCCGGATACTCTTCTTTGATTGTATTGATAATTTGAGCACCAACCAAAGCATGAATGTTTTCTTCATTTCTGGTATATTTCACTTGTTGATCTGTATCTTTAAGAACGTTCTTAAATCGAGCAAACCAATTGATAACATAAAACTGAGAAAACAGTGATACGTTTTCAACGAACAAAGTAAAAAGAGTTAAAGCATAAACATATTGTTTCTTAGAATCTTTATAATATCTATGTGTATATTTTTTAAGATATTTCACCCTTCCTTGAATCCAATCAAGTTTTAAATTTTTTTCAAAAACGTCTTCCAATCCAAGAGTAGAAATCAATCTTTCGTATGCGTTATTGTGAATAACTTCAGTATTAGCCATGACATATCCCAAGTCCTGTAATGCTGGATGTGGAAGATTCTCACCAAGCTTTGCCCAAAATGTCTTAACTGCTATCTCAATTTGTCCAATTGCAGAAAGAGTACGTATAACTATTTCTCTCTCTTGATCTGTTAAATTTACTTTAAATTGTTGAACGTCAGACTTAAATGAAAATTCTTTATCGGTCCAGAATCCATTATGCATACTTTCGATAAATTTGTCTGTCCATGGATACTTGTTTGGTTTGCGCGAGATTTGTTCTTCGAAAATCATAGTATTATATTTAATAAACGTTCTCCGATTATCTTCTATTTTTTTCTATAAGTCAAAGTTTTTTTAGTGTTAGATATTCGTTTTTGTAATTCAGATTTGTATAACTTGTTGGATAATATTTTTAAAAAATATGCTAAATCTAATGGTTCGCAAACGTTTACTATTCTACTTTCTATATATTTTACCATACCTTCCGAATAATCTGGAAATAAATAATGAACACATTCATGATAAGCTGTTGATAATAAATCTCTCCTATAATCTAATTCAATATCTGTCCAATTACATAAACCAACCGATGCCTTCATTTTTCTAAATTGAAAAAAATCTGCTGGTTTTCTTTTAACCAATTTTACACATTTTTCATGAATCTCTTCAATTTGTTTTTTGGTTAACTTTTTCATATATATATTTATTTTTTTTATTGCATTAATAGTTTTTATAATATAGTATCATATTTTTATGTTCAATTCAAAAAACAAATTCAAAACAGATCTAAAGGGCTATTATGATATTCATGATAGTGGAAACCTTTTTCCTATTAATAAATACATTACAACATATTCCAATTATCCTCCTTGTTTTTTGTATATAAGTGAAGCATTCAAATCCGATATTTTGAATTTTTTATTAGAAAATGGTAGTTTAATGTATAGTTCATGTACAGGAAATTTAAAATCCTTGATTAAAGATACCTCTTCATTTAAAAGCGGAACTCTTATTTTTGAATATAAAGATATTTTTGTAAAATTGATGGTAAAGGATGAAGTCGATGATTCAAATTCTCTAAATTTTGTTGCAACCGATGGAGAATATATCGATTTTCAAACGAAATCTAAAGAAGAAAAACAAAAAGAAGATTTTAAAAAAACATATGAGATGCTTATAATTTACACATCAAATATTACCAATTTACATTTAAATGATTTTGAATCGTTTATAGCAAAACACGAATCTACTAAAATTCATATGTATGTAAAAAATAGATATGATGAATATGTTTTTGATCCTATTGATATAAAAATACCAGAAGATATTAACATAGAATTAAACTATGGTAAAAAATTTTTGGGTATTGAAAAAGAAATTATCGATAGACTAAACAAAAACGATAATGGTTTGTATATGTTTCATGGTGCACCGGGCGCGGGTAAGAGTACTTTCTTGAAGTATCTTACTACAAAAGTTAATAAAGATTTTATTTATATTCCAGCAACAATGATAGAATCTTTTATTAATGATCCAACTACCTTTTCTAGTCTTTTGAAAAAGAAAAATTCAATATTGATTCTAGAAGATGCCGAAAAAGCAATAGTAAAAAGAATGGGTGATAACTACGATTCTTCTGCTGTTACATCGCTTCTTAACTTGTCGGATGGTATTCTTGGTGATATTCTCAAGTGTCCTTTGATTTTAACATATAACTGCCCAAAACAAGATATTGATGAAGCATTGAGAAGGAAGGGTAGATTGCAAGTTGATTATGAATTTGGACCTTTGGAAATCGAAGATGCCAAGAAACTCGCAAAGCATCTTGGATTCTCCAAAAAAGAAATAGAAGAAAACATTACAAAAAATATGGTAATTGCGGAGATTTATAATCTAACAAAAAAAACCGAAATGGGAGAAACTAAAAAAGAAGAAAAAAGAATAGGGTTTGGTATCTAATATGAATTTCGATACTCTTGTTAGTTTAGAAAATAGTTTTTCTGATATTATTTTTTTAGAAAAAAATCATAAATATACTATAGCGGGAGAACCTGCTAAAATGTCAGTTTCTCAATTAATTAAAAATTATGAGAAACCATTTGATTCTCAAAAAGCCGCATCATTTGTTGCTCAAAGAGATGGTTTTACTGTTGAAGAAATATTAAATCAATGGGAATTTGCAAAAGATTATTCTTGTCATAAAGGATCGGAATTTCACAAATACGTTGAAAATTTCTTCAATAGAAGACAAATAAGTTTAGATAGAGATTCTATAAATCTTTTCTTTGATAAAAGAAAACAATTTAAATATGATAATTCAGTAGATCTATATTATAAAGAAATTGCACATCTGATTAGAAATTTTATAAATTTTTATAATTGGTGGAAACGAGAACATATTCTAATAAAACCAGAATTTGTTGTTGGTGATGAAGAATCTGGTATATGCGGATCAATAGATAATCTTTCTTATAATTTCAAAACTAAAGAATTGGTTATTTTTGATTATAAAACAAACAAAGAAATAAAACGAAAAAACCCAAGAAAAGAAAAACTATTAGGTGTTTTATCACATTTAGATCAATGTGAATATACAAAATATAGTTTACAATTGTCCTTATACTCTACTATCATAGAAAAGGTAACATCTTTTAAAGTACCAAAATCTTATATTGTTTGGATGTCCGGTAAAGACAATTATGAATTAATTAAATGTTTAGATCTAAAAAAAGAATCTAATTTAATACTCGATATGTATAAGTAGTGTATATGAAATCAAAAGACCAAATCCTGTTAGAAGAAGCATATTCGAATATTGTAAAAGAAAATAAAATAAATGTTTTAGGTGGAAAAGTAACTCTTGGTGGAGATGTTGTTCCAGCTGAAAATTCTATAAAATCATCAAATGGTGAATATTCTGATGGTGAAAAATCAGACGAAGAACTTTTGAAAGATATTGCAGCAATAGAAAGTTTGCCAAGAATTGGTTGGTCCACTAGTATATTTTTAAAAGGATTAAAAGACGAAGCAAAACGTAGAGGATTGTTAAAAAACAATATAACCCCAAGTAATACAACATCTGATATGACATACGCCAAAAAAGGAGGATACGTTGAATCTTTTGTACATGGTATTCAACCAATCAGTGAAGCTAAAAAGAAAGTAAATCCTTGGGCAATTGAAAAATCTATCGAAAAGAAAACTGGTAAAAAGTTTGGAAAAAAACATAAAGAAGAAATAATCAAAGGGATTAAAAAATCAGCAAAAAAATCTGGTAAAGAAATTACTTCCGATAAAGTTAAACCAAAAAAGAAATAATTTTTATAGATTTGTAATATAACTAGTGTAAATATTCATACAAACATTATGGACCCAATAACAAAAGCATACTTAACAATGTTAGAAGAATCAGATAAATCTTCTGGTATAGTAGGATCAACAAAATCTCAGGTTGGTAAAATCTTTGGAGATGAAACATCATTACCAGATTCTGATTGCACTACCGATAATGTAGATTTAGAAACTCCAGAAGAAGCTCCAGCAGAATTGACATCAAAAGGTGCTACCGGAGAACCAAAGCCTATGAAAAAAACTAAAAATGAATCATTAAATCCATTTGATGCTCTTTATAATAGAGTTTTAAATGAAGAAGGAGAATTTAATTTCTCCACAGAAGAAGACAACTCACTCGAACCTTCTGATGAAGGTGGCGAAGAAGAATCAGAATTCGAAATGGGTGAAGAATCCGATGAGTCTGAAGAGTCTGATGAAGTTACACTCACAATTGACAGAGAAACCGCACAAAAACTAGTTGATATTTTAACATCAGTTTTAGGTGAAGGTGAAGAAGAGGAACAAACCGAAGACGAAATGTTTGATGATTCCGATTCTGAATCCGAAGTTGAAGACTTAGAATCCTCCGATGAAGACGAAGATCCTTTCAAAGAATCTGTTGATGCAGAAGAATTGGGACATGCTTTATTAAAAGATTTGGATAAAGGACATTTAACTGGTAAAAAAACCAAAGAAGTCAAAGGTGCTGTTCCAGTTTCAAAGAAATCTGCACAATCCTCAACCATTAAAGGTGCGGATGGAAAAATCGAAAAACACTCAACCGAAGGTGCAATTTCAAAATTGACCGGAAAAAACAATAATGTTGGTGGTGTTAAAGTCGGAAAAGGACTATTCGATCAATAATATTAAAAATAAATTAACTAAAAAAAGCCCTGCTTAATATAAAAGCAGGGCTTTTTTATTATAAGTATATAAAATGAACTTTAAAACTTTTTTTGAAAACAGTAATATAGCAAATATTAAATTGGCATCAAATCCTAGACATAGAAGGGATACTGGTATAACAAATCAAAAAACAAATATTGTTGCTCGATACCATTCGCCTCACAATGATTATAAAAATTCAAGTATGGTTCGTGCCAATTATAATTCGGGTTTTAAAAAGTTATCAAATATTGAATTACAAAAAATAATAAGTGATTATGGACTTAATTTAGATAAAAGAGATAAAACAAAACCTTTTGAAATAGCATTAAAACAAAAAAATGAAGAAACCGGAATTGGTAGATTTTTGATTTTTGATCCACAAAAAGGTTATTCCATTCAAATGAAAAAAGCTATATAATATGGAAAAATTGAGATATTTAAACAAAGGAATAAATGCGAACGAGAGAAATAATTTTTCTCGTTGGTGGAAAGAGCAAATTGAAATAAATGGTCAAGAAATTGAATATTATTACAATAATGCACAAATATCGGAAATGAATCCTATATACGGAGAACAACCTGATACTACATTTCAAACACCAAAACCAATGGTTGTTCTTTTGAATCTTAATAATGATTCATATCTTCTTTCAAAATTTGGTATAGTTGCAGATAGTGATATGAATGGTGTTATTCATCCAGAACATTTCACATACAATTTTGGGGTATCATCAGAACCAAAAGCAGGAGACTTAATAAAAATGTCCGAGTTTGGTTCTGATCGTTTAAATTTTCCAAAAAGAGGTCCAACTGTTTATGAAATAACAGAAGTAATTGATGAGTTTCAATTAAATGCAATAGCAGGACACTATGTTTGGTTCTTTAAAGCAAAAAGAAATGATTATAGTCACGAAACTGGAAGCGCAGGTTCTGGTGATGGTAATATACCAAATAATGATAATGATATAATAGAGCAAGCATCAAAGAAGAATTTCGATTACTTGATAGAAAATCCTTGTAGCGACACTTCGATATACGGGGATTACTAATATATAGTATATTCCTTTTTAGGTTCCGGTAAAATTTCTAAATATTCTTTAGGAGCATCTTCATTATAACAAACATCTATTTTATAGATTTGTTTTAATACATTCTTCAAAATATTATTTTCGGTAGAATCCATATATTTGTGAATTGCTATTGGTTTTAATTCTACCTTATCGAAAGGGATGTTTTTTTCTTCTGCTTTATCCGCTATTGTATTAACAGCTTCGTATAATGCTATCCATCTAGCTAATTCTGATGCTTCTTTATGAACATTTTCCCACCAATTTAATGATTTATTTTTCATTTTAAATATCTTCTAATTGTACTCCGGTAACTTTAGGAATGTTTACTGATTCTGTAATTCTAGCAACCAAAAATTGAATTGTCACCATGTTTTTCTTTTCGCAATGATTACATTTAAATTCTACTCTAGAATTATCTTCTGGTAAAAATGTCATAATATTTGATTTGTTGCAATATGCACAATCTAAAATAGTAGAAAGATTTTCTAGTTTTTCTAATTCTTTTTGTTTTGTTTTTTCAACAAAAAAAGAGTTTATAATCTTTGATACAGCAAAAAATATAACATATTGGATACATAAGAGTATATAAAAAATCCCATAAAAACTATATCCAAATAAATAACCACCATATGCACCTAGCATTGATATACCAATTACGGTAAGTGTGGATTTTAATACATTTTTAATATATAAATTTTTTTTAAACATTATTAAATGATATAATAATTTTTAAAAACTGTCAACAATTATAATTTTTGAGGTTGCGTGTTAGTATTATTTTGTTGTGAATTAACAGGCATAATAGATGGAATATATGGTGATTGTGATGGTTCCATCGGAATTTGTGGTTGTGTTTCCGATGACATATTAACAATTTTTGGTAAATGCATTCCAACTTTTTCAATAGACTTTGATATTTTTATTAGATATTTAAAAACTTTAAGTAATTCGTCTTTTTGTTTCGAGGATAAAGATTTATTACTGGTTTGACACTGACTTATTTTTTTAGCCGCTTCTAATATAAAAATTAAACCATCTGCAAGGTCGCTGTTTATGTTCTCCATTGGCCAAGGAAAGGTTTCTGGTTTTTGTGGTTCAGCTGTGGTTGTTTGTGCCGTACCGGGGAAATTATTCTGATAAGGATAATTCTTTCCATCCTTTTGAGAAAATAATGGCCCCTGATCCTTCCTCGGAGCCATA